CACCTAACTCGTTCATGACAGCTTCGGCATCTTTTGCGCTGATTTTTCCGGCTGACATCTGGTCGCGTAACTGTGCCATTGTTAGGTTATGGTTTTTCTGCTGTTGTTGCTCAAACTCTAACAGCTTTTCACCGTACATAGGTAGTTGGTCGGTAATCATGTTGAAATCGCCAAGTTGTAGCTTGGTTGATGTCATCATGTGAGTGAAATTCAAACCTAATCGTTGAGTATCATCAGCCGTCATACCGATTGTATCGGCCATAGTTAGGATTGACTTTGTTAACTGATCTGTTGGTGCTTGTTGGTTGAATACGTGATAAAATTGTTGTTCCAGTTCATTGGTTAAGTCTGATGATTGACCAAAAGCGGTACTAATCTTATTGACACTATCAACCATGGCCTGACCCTTATCGGCGCTACCAGTCAATGTATTCCAAGTTGCAACCATTACCTGCTGCTCTTTGTTGTACTCGGCTCCTTCTTCAATTAAACTATGAATTCCATTTTTGACTTGCGATATAGCGGATATAGTGCCACGAGCTACAATACCAACACCAATTAAACGTAATAGGCGTGCGTGTGTTGTTGCTAGTCCACCGTTCGCCTTATCAATTCCATTCGAAAACTTAGCCCAGCGTGATTCATTAGTTGCTTCTTGTGTTGCAGTGCCAACTTCTTTCATACTGGTTTTTGTTCTTGCTAGAGCAGTTCCAGTACGTTCCAAAGCTAACGTTTGATTTTTGATTGCAGATTCGTCTTTTTCTTCGGCACTCGTCAAAGACTTCAAACGTTCTTCTTGCTTTTGATACAGATCGCTTGTTAATCTAATTTTTTCGGCCAAGCCTTGTTTTTCACGAACATTGGCTTCTGTTTCTTTGCCCTCTGCTCGCAACCGTTCAACTTGGACTCTGGTTAATTCATCATTATCTTTAATTGCCTTATTGACACTAGTGATTCCAGTTGTTTGCAAGTCATAAGCAGCTTTAGCTTTTTCTTGCTGGCTAACTAACGACACCAACTTTGTTGTAGCAGTGTTGTATTGACGCTCTAGCTTTGCATATTCTTCTGAATTTTTGCTAGTAGACTTGGCTTCTTCGTCCATTTGTGACTTCAAAGAATTAACCAAAGTCTTTTGCTTGTCAACTGTGCCTGCTAAACCATCATATTTAGACTTGATAGACGCTAAATCATCACCGGCTGCTTTTAGTGTGGCAGATTGCGCTTTCCATGCAGCAGTATTCGATTGTATTTCAGCCTTTAATGATTTTACTGACTGTACCGCTTCGGCAGTGTCTAACGACACCTTGTTTGCTGCATTTCTGCTAATGTCTGCCATGTATTACCTCCTATTGACTGAATTAAACAATGCTAATGGATCATCTATCTTGTCCTCTTTCTTAGAGTTCAAAACTTCGATTAAATCGTAAAAGCTAGTATTTTCAATTTCATTTAAAGACATTCCCAAGTTAATCAGACAATCTTTTTCAAATAAAAGTAAGTCTGTTAATTGGTTTTCATATTGCATTAGCCCTCGACGGGCTGTGATTTTTTTGATTCACCAGCTTTCATCAATTCCCAATAGGTTTCTTCTGATATAGCTGGGTTGTTAATCAAAACAGAAACATGCGCTAACA